CACGTTCTTTTTTTTTACGTTGAGTATTTTCAAGTAGTATTACATACTTTTGCTTATAAATGTTTCGTTTAATGTAAGACGCGATTATTCGTATTGCTTGTTTTTTATTATTATATTCACGACATTTACCGCAAATTATTTGCCGTCTAATACAAGGAACTTCTAATAAAGTTAAACTATCATCGTTCGCATTTGTTATAAGTGTTTCAGCATCAATTTCAAACCAAGGTTCAGGTCTATTTTCATTACGGGTTTTGTGTGTATTACATATTTCAAATATACAATACAATTTATCATCATTCAACCACGCAACATCCGCTATTTTTGGACCATTAAATTCAAACCTGTACTCTAATTTAATAACCGAATTGTCTTTTATTTCAGGTAGTTTCCATATAGAATGACCGGTGCATTCACAACATTTTCTAATAAACGATATTGGGATTTTTCTTTCCAATAAAGTTTTCAGTAAAATTTTTGCATCTTTATGAATTTGTGTTTCGGTTGGTTTATTATAATGATTACAAGGTGTTTTCGTATCAACCTTGTGCCTAAAATGATGAACTCTTACTTCACCCTTTACTAAAATTAAATCTTTATTACATTCAGGACAAATATATTCATCTGTTTTATTTGCTATTTTAGGATAAACATATTCACGAGTATGTTTATTGATTGCACCAAGCGATAATACATGTGTCATATTATAAATTTATACTAACATATCTTTATTATAATTTTATGAATATATAACATATGCCTCACCAAAAGAGTAGTGATTATAAAGAAACTGCCGTCCAATATTATTTAGTTGAGGATAAGACACAAGAAGAAGTTTGTAAAATATTCAAATGTTCCAGACGAAGTTTGATGCGTTGGGTAGATAAATACAAAAATATGGGAAAATTACTGGATATGAAAGAACACCAAAAGCGTATAAGGTGCATAAAGAACATGTTGATTTTTTATTACAAGAAATCAAGCATAATAAAACCATAACGATTGAAGATTTATTGCTTTTACTGAAAAATAAATATCCTGATGTAGAATTGAATAAATCACATATAAGTCGTATTATACACGATAATAATATTACTTTGAAAATGACGAGAATACGACACGAACCTGTAAAGCGATTTGGTAAGAATATTGATATAAATAAAAGCATAAAAGAGTTTTATGATGAAATCAAAAAATACAAAATAGAGGATATCATTTGTATAGATGAAACCTCCATAAAGTCATTACAAAAGCGTAACCGCTGTTATAGTGAAAAAGGTAAAAGATGTGTAATAAAAACCCAATCACAAGAAGTATTCAAGAAATATACTGGAATATTTGCTATTTCGGTGAATGGTGTAGTTGGTTGGGATTTGTATGAAAAAAGTGGAATAAATTCTGATAGATTGATTGAGTTTTTGGAAAAACATATAACAACCCAATTCAAAAATAAATTAATAATAATGGATAATGCAAGTAGTCATAGAAATCCAAAGGTAAAAGAAGTAATAACGCAACATAATCATTTATTATATGCAGTTCCATATCAACATTTCACAAATTCCATAGAAAATTATTTTAGTATGCTGAAATCGCGATTACAAAAGTTAGATGGATTAACTCACGCAGAATTGAAAGAGAATATAATCAATACTATAACGAATATTCCAAAAGATAAATACAGGAACATAATTAAGGGTGCATATGAAAGACCAGAAAAATATGTATCCAATAAAAACAAGACACGAAAAATAAAGAAGAACTATTTATAAGTTCTCATATAAAATGGGCGTTTTAAATGAGAAAAGGTGTAAATAAATTGGGTGAGGGGTTTTAATCTCTCTTGCGTTTACGAGTCTTTGACCCCGACCCCGACCCCGACCCCGACGCTTTCTTTTTTCCAGCGTTTTCGTAGGGAATATATCGAAGGAACCATTCTTCGAACTCTCGAGTTCCGCGCTTGTTTTTCAATTCTTCATATTTCTCTGTCTTTTCATAACGCATGGATTCAAGTGTTGGTTGTTTTCCATAGCAGTTAATACTGAAACGTTTCAATAATCCGGTCTGTTTAAGACGATTGTGTTGTTGCACATCAAAGAGAAATTGGGACATGCATAAGATGCGATTGATATCGTAGTAGATGCGGTCAGCATAAATAAACGCCAAGTAAAAACTCAACATTGTATCAATTGTCGCAATACGAATCGATTCGTTGTCAATCCGTATTGTATTGTAACTGTGACAGGCAAGCGGTTTGTATAAGAACGCAATGACTTCGTCACCGATACGAATATCATAATGCTCTGATATGACTTCGCCGACGCCTGCGTGTTTTGTATATTTAGCACCGGTATATTTATGCGCGGTGAGTTCACGAACAACTGCTTCACAAAGGTCACGAGGGTTTTCTGAGAGGATGTCGAAGTCGGGGATTTTCTGGACAATACGGCGCTGATGTTTTGGCATGTATCTTGAGTACAAAATATTCGCATATCCGCCGAAAAATACAGCGCGGTTTTTGATGAATACATCGCGGACGATATGATACACATCACTCTCTGCGAGTTCCTTCTCTCGATGATTTGAATAGGAAAGGCTAGATTTACTCATGGAATATTCGGGACTCCTGCTCGCGCTCCTGCTCGCGCTCTCACTCGCGCTCTCACTCGCGCTCCTGCTCTCACTCGCGCTCCTGCTCTCACTCGCGCTCCTGCTCTCACTCGCGCTCCTGCTCGCGCTTGGTGTTGCATCTTTATCTAAATCATGTCGTTTCATTGAATACAATACAAACTCGTCATCCTTCCCCAATAATCTTTCGTATATTGCAACTAGTTTGTATCGGTGTGTGATGCGATCTTCTTCAATTGTATATTTAAAATCACCGATTGTTTCTTCATGCGAGGGCACCTTGTAATACAAATGTTTCATATACGCTCCTAAATGACGATACTTACGAATGACGCCACGTATCGCATCACGTTTCAACGCTTTAATACTACTAGTTACGCTTCTTCTACTTCCGCCACCTCGTTTCACTGTCCGGTTCTTAGACGCAGAGTTAGATTTAGACCTGGTTTTTGAAATACTAATTTCCCCAGTATTCGACTTTGTAGCGCCATCAAATCCACGCTGGTATTCTATTTTGTCACAGTCATAACCTTTTAACGGATAATGATTGTTCAATAAGGTCAATCGTTTTTGAACTTTTTCCCAACGCGAAACATCGCCATCAGGACGAGAGAGTTCAAGATACATCGCCATACGGAGAAAGTCGGGTGGAGCATATCGTATCCCCTGTTTGATAATTGCATCACGAGAGATTGCCTTGAATAAAGCCGGTTCCATCTGCGTAATATCTGCGATTCCCGTAAAATTCACGAAGACCTTATAGGTTCCGTGATGAACACCTGATTTGGCTTCAACGTCTTCATATCCGGCCTTGTAATAAATATCGGCAAGTTCTTTTGCGTGGTCTAACGCATTGTCGGAATAAAAATCATAATCGGGGAGTTCGAGGTCCTTGTTGTAAAATTGTGAATCTTCTGGTAATATATTATTGATTGCCGTTCCACCATAACATACAAGTTTCTTATTTGCGATAAAATCTTCCACAATCGATATGATTTTTTTCACTTTTGGATCATGTGTTATTGCTTCACCCTTTTTCTTCTCAACAAGGTCAACTGCTTCACGCAATATTTCGAGTTCTTTCTCATCATATGAAATATCAGCACTAGTCTCACCGTGACTATGGCTTTTATTATGCGGCATTTTGGTTAAATACTATGATATCTCTTATCATAGTATTAGATAATTTAAAGAGCACCAAAGGACGGTGCAACGAATAAATTATATGGTAATCTTGACTCCACCTGCAGCTTCTGCTGGACGAGCCTCCATTGACGCCTTGGGATTGGGTGGTTTCGGAGGAGGAATCGTAATCTGGACATAACGTAAATCTTCTGGTTTAAGAATGAATGCATAACCGACTGACGCGAATTTGTCTTCATATGCTTTAAGTTTCTCATCACGAACTTCTTCTTGAAAACACATTGTCGCAATTTGACATCCCCACGTATAAGGTCCATTATGTCCGTCATTTATAGGACGACCACCTTTTTCTGGTAATACAAGACACATATTTTTTTTATTTGCGTCTTTGAATGTTTGAGGATCGCTTACATTTTTCACGCCGAAATACGTATATTTGGAAAGAAATAATGAATTTGAACTCATATTGATTAGTTCAAACAGTTTTGTTTTTCGGTATACGGGATTAGAACCATCTACGATTAATATGATTTTCCCTTTAAAATCCAAGAGTTCCTCATTGCCTAAATCCTTGGACTGAAACTCACGACCATATTTTGGACCAAGCAAATATCGTGCGACCGATTTACTTTGCGAAATAATTTTTGCAAGGTTATCATACATTGTAATATTTTGTGACATTATACGCATATGTATAATAAACGGATCACCTGGATTTGGACATTTGGCGCCAGAAAATACATAGTTACCAAGCACTTCAAATGCATCGGAAACCGGAATATGGTTGAATGTCTCTTTATAATTGAACGAATTTACGGATGATGATGCAATTACTGGCTGGTTTTCTACTGAAAATACTTCAAAGTCGATGAATCGACATCCTCTTGCAATGACATAAAGAAATGCTTCCATGCTTACATTTGAGTTTTTAAACTTGTCCGGATTGAATGCATTGTATGCAGCTTTGATGTAATAATCGCGTAATTTGAATTTTGATTGACTGTCGTCTGCATTAATCGATGTTATATTTCGTTCCATGATATCTTTCGTGTCTGCATCCGCATTTTCATTTGCATTTTCAAGTCCTTCCTTTATGTTTGTCTTTATTGGTGCAGCAGTATATGCGATATTATCTTTGTCAGGCGCAGGGATTGGTAATATTTGAGACATAGGCACTAGGTCTAACAGTGTTGCGGATTTTCTGCGTTGATGAAGTGTCATTTCGTGTTCTGTTGTATCTAGTGTAAAGTTTTCCGTCGATAATGGTTCTTTTTTCTGAGAGTTAATAATTTTATTTGCTTCATCAAGAACTTTTTTCGTAGATGATTCAGATATTGTTTGTTTCGATGTATTCTGATTCGTGTTCGTGTTTGTTGTCCCTGTTGTCGACGTTTTTGTCACCATACCCTCTTTCTTTTTAAACCCTTCCTGTATTTTTTGTTGTTTTTCTTGACATCGCATTTTAACCATCTCGGAAATCTTCCATATCGCGAATCCTAGAATGATAACGCCTATGAATAAATATTCTACTTGTTCTCCTTTCATTTCTAATTATATATCCTATATATTTTTATATAAAGTTATAACAAGTATACCAACCAATATACAATTGCGAGTACTAATATACTAAATGACAGGTGGTTTATTGAATCTTATTGCCACTGGCAATCAAAACGTTATTTTAAATGGAAACCCTAAGAAATCATTTTTTAAAAGCACCTATCTTAAATATACGAATTTTGGTCTTCAAAAGTTTAGAATTGATTTCGATGGACAAAAGAAATTACGACTGACAGAAGAATCCAAGTTCACCTTTTATATTCCACGATATGCAGAATTACTCATGGATACCTATATATGCGTGACACTGCCGTCGATTTGGAGTCCGATTTACCCTCCGGCTCGTGCAGAAGATATGTGGGCTCCTTATGAGTTTCGTTGGATTGAACACTTAGGAACACAGATGGTGAAGGAAATTGTGATCTCAGTAGGCGGAATGACACTGCAACGATTCACTGGGAATAACTTGATGGCAATCGTAGAACGTGATTTTGATGCAACCAAGCGTGAGTTATATAATCAGATGACAGGTCATGTTCCCGAACTCTACAATCCTGGCTGCTCTGGAGCTCGTTTG